CGAGGCCGTGATCCGCAAGAGCATCCACCCGATGCTCAGCTTCTACGCAGGCTCCATCGTCAAGATCGGCACGCCGGGGTATCACAAGGGCGACTTCTACAAGGCCATCAACCTCAACAAGCGGCGCCAGACCAACAAGCGGGCCCGCCAGAACCACTTCGAGTTCGACTACCGGGTCGTCAGCAAGTACAACCCCGACTACGCCCGCTTCGTGCAGAACGAGAAGCGCCGCATCGGTGAGGACTCCGAAGAGTTCCAGATGTCCTACGCCCTGCGATGGATGCTCGACCGAGGCATGCTCATCACCGAGGACGACCTCGACTTCCTCGCGGACCCGAGCATGCAGTTGGTGCACGGCTGGACGCGTACGCCCTGCGTGGTGGGCATCGACCCGGCCCGGGTGAAGGACTCCACCGTTGTGACAGTCATGTGGGTCGACTGGGACTTCCCGGACCCGGCCGGGTACCGCGAGCACCGCATCCTGAACTGGAAAGAGATCCAGAACACGGAGTGGGAGGAGCAGTACTGGGAGATCATGGACTTCCTCGACCCTTACAACATCGCCTTCATGGGGGTCGATGCACAGGGCATGGGCAGTGCTGTGGCCGATCGGTTCAAGCGCCTCATGGGTTCACGGTGCGAGGTCCAGGCGTTCTCGTCGGACTCCAAGAATCAGAGTGAGCGCTGGTCGCACTTGATCCAACTCATCCAGCGCAAGATGTTCGTGTACCCGGGACACTCCAAGGCGCGGCGTACCCGGGTATGGCGCCGGTTCCGTCAGCAGATGGTCGACGCCGAGAAGGTCATGAAGGGCCAGTACCTGTTGATCGAAGCGCCCAACGAGCGTGACGCCCACGATGACTTTGTGGATTCCGCCGCCTTGGCCTGCGCCTGCTCGATGATCGAGACGGTGCCCTACGTCGAGCAGATCAACAGTCCGTTCTACCGACGCTGACTATGCTCGCCCTGATACCCAGCTAACGAGGAGGGCCCATGGCCTACCAGCCCGCCAGCGGCTACGAGCACGCCATGGCTGTCAACAACACTCGTCGGGGCCCACTGCGCTTCGAAGAGGGCGTTGCAACCGACACCGACATCCCCAACGACTTCGGTCAGGGCGCCTACGGCGATCCTGGTGGCGACGGTCGCGGACGTCCGTTCACGCCTCGCAAGGACCCGGCGCAAACGATGCAGGAGCGTGCACATGTCGGCAGCGCTTCTTGGATCGAGGCTCCGACCATGCTCAGCGACTTCGTCATCGGTGCGTCAGCCGGTCAGAACGGGCCTGAGTTCGAGATGGAACTCGGCTCCGAGGCGCGGATGATCCGCATCAACCCCGCACAAGTCCGCGACTGATCCCGTGGCCGACAAGGCCAAGACCAAGGTCAAGAAGAAGCCCTTCTTGACCATTGGTGTCCCTGGTGGTCGTCGAACACTTGGTGGTGGGACCACAGGGGGCAAGTCAGCGGTCTTCCAACCGAACCTCCCCGGGCTGATGTCAACGGCCCGAGCCCCCGCGGTGACTGCGCCGACGGAGCGTGCTGTCCCGATGGATTCGGCGCCAACGGGACGGCCTCCGTCGAACCTCGGCAAGTACCTCATCAAGCCCACCAACACCACGATGGAGGGCTACGAGATGCTGAACCAGGAGCCCGATCTTCTGGAGTCGGTCAACAAGAAGTTCATGGAGAAGTACGAGTTGCCAACGCACCTGCGCCCGACGCGGTTCCTCTCCCCCGAGTTGGAGCACGGACGCGGCATGGCGATCAGCAAGGGCTTCCGAGCCCCTCGCAGTAGGAGCCGTTGATGGCTGAGGATTGGACCCGTGACCAGGGACAACGCCCACCGCCGGTCAGCGGTGAGCGAGTGCAGGGCATCCCCACGGCTCGCTCGCGCTTCTCCAAGACGGCCGAGCAACCGGGGCACGGCAGCGACACCCGCGGCCAGGTCATCAAGGCGGGCCTGGGGCGTGCCGGGTGGGAGGCCAGCGACATCGGCCAGGCGCGCACCCGCAACATCGAGCACGCCATGCACGAGACGCACGGCGTCACCGCCTCGGCGGGCCAGATCTACGACGACTACCGGCGCGCGGGCCACATCGGACGTCAGCAAGGACCCACGGCGTACGACGTCCAGTTGCCCGGGATGGCTGATCCCCATGCTGCCCCACGGCCCCCCAAGTGGGAAGAGTTGTCGCCCGAGACGCAGTCGCACCTCCACGTCGCGCTGGCCAAGCACGGCACCTCGATCGGGCAGATGACGGAGGACTTCGGGGCTCAGCACGACCAGGCGACCATGCGGGCGCTTGGGCACGGCCACGACACGCCGTACGCGCAGACCTTCTACTCGACGGGCGAGCCCCGCCAGGTGATCCGGTCCTCGGCGCGGGAGATGGGCATCCCCGAGTTGATCCACGCGCAGATGAACGCCTTCACCTCGCCCAACACCAAGTTCACCCACTCCCTCAAGAGCGGCGAGACGACGTATCCGAACGACATGGCAGCCAAGCACGCTGTCCTCCACGCCAAGTCGGGCGGGGACCCGGCCGAGCTTCGTGAGATGGGCTCGGCCCGGGAGATGCGCCGCACTGGCCTCGTGGGCCCCGAGGACACGCGACGGGTCCAGGGCTACCCGGCCAACCTGGAGAAGGCGGCACAGGCGATCCACCAACACCTGGCGGGCGTTGCCCCGGCCGACTGGCGCACCGGGCAGGGCGCCGGGGCGATGGGCAATGCGTTGAAGGTCAAGGGCGGTGTGGAGGTGCCGATCGGGCACTCGCCGTGGGAGTCGTCACCGAAGACCGGCCCCTACGCCAACTCGTGGAGCGACACCCACCCGCAGTACTTCGTCTCCGACGTGCACTCGGGTGGCGGTGGTGGCTTACCTCACCTGTCGTCGTTCAAGGGCCGCGAGGGCGGCGACAGCGAGCGCGAGTTGGGCATCAAGGGCATCCCGCACTTCCACGTGGCGATGGACTATGCGGCCCGTCAGGCGATGGTGCAGCGGGGCCTGCCCTCGGTGCGCGAGACGCAAGCAGCGCAGTGGGGCGAGGAGCAGTTGCAGCGTCGTGAGGAGGCCGAGACGAAGGGCTGGTCGACGTCGCACTACCCGACCGTCTCAGAGGCGTACCCCGAGGCGAAGAGCCGTCGCATCACCCAGCGCGGAAGTTCTGGGCAGGAGAGCTTGTTCTGATGCCCGCAGGCCCGCAACGCATCCGGGAGGTTCCCGGTGTCGAGCGGGGTCTGATGTCGCGTCCCGAAGAGGACACCGGCCACGACTGGCTCAACAAGCGCAACGCCGCCAACGAGTTCGACGCCAACGTCGCCACGCTCCAGCGCCAGCGCACGCTCAGCCAGTTGGGTGAGACGTCGTGGATGGGCCCGGAGCATCCCTCGATCGGGCTCGCTGTCAACAAGGAGGGCGTGAGCGAAGCGCCGCTTCCCGAGGGTCGTGTCTCGCACCTCTACCGCGGCATGAGCGAGGGCGAGTTCCAAGAGGCCAAGGCGCGCGGTCACATCGCTTCCGACATGCGCGGCACGTTCAGCATTCCGGGTGGTGAGGGCACCAACGCCGGTACCAGCCCGGCCACGGCGCACTCGTACATGCCGCGCACAGGCACTGGGCGCATCGTCAAGATCGCCGCACATCAGGACGACGCCTGGTTCGAGTCCCGAGTTGACAACTACGCCCGCAGCCGCCAGCAGATCCCCTGGGACCGAGTCGTGGCGCACACCGAGGCGTTCGCACACCCGGACTCCGACGTCGCCCCGCCGACCATGCGTGAGCGCGTGAAGAAGGACGAGAAGCACTGATGGGCATAGCGTTCTATCCCCCCTCCTATCGTGCGGCCGCGAGCGACCTCACCGTCGCCATCAGCCCGCTCGGGCTGGTCGAGCTAGCCGACGAGGAGTTCGAGGTCCACGGGCCCCGGCTGAACCGCTACGCCAACAACTGGGCGTGGTTCCTGGGCCACCACTGGGCCTACCGGCGCGAGATCGGTGAGCCGCAGTTGGTGTTCAACTGGGTGCGGGCGTTCAGCGACTTCCTCGTCAACTTCTCGTTCGGCAAGGGCATCTACTTCTCCAGCCCCGAGGCCACGCGGGCCATCGTGCCCTATCTCCTCAAGGAGGTGTGGGAGGTCCACAACAACAAGCACGCCGTGCTCAACGAGATCGGCCAGCAGGGCTCCGTGAGCGGTGACGTGTTCTGCAAGATCGCCTACGAGCCGCCCTACGTGGACGCGGCCAAGGTGCCCCACGAGGGACGCATCCGCATCCTCCCGCTGAACCCGGCGTTCTGCTTCCCCGAGTGGCACCCACACGACCGCTCGCGGATGATCCGCTTCAAGCTCAAGTACAAGTTCTGGGGCACCGCCGTCGATGGCACCCGGATGGTGATGACGTACGTCGAACTCATCACCGAGGACACCATCGAGGAGTACATCAACGACGAGATGATCGACCGCAGGCCCAACCTGCTTGGTGAGATCCCGATCGTCTACACGCAGAACTACGCCGTCTCGTCGTCCCCCTGGGGGCTCTCCGACATCCAGGAGATCATCCCCCTCAACCGGGAGTACAACGAGAAGGCAACTGAGATCTCCGACATCATCAACTACCACGTTGCCCCAGTCACCGTCATCACCGGTGCCAAGGCGAGCAACCTGGAGAAGGGCCCGCGCAAGATCTGGGCGATCGGTAGTGACAAGGCCAAGGTCCAGAACCTGGAGTTGGAGACGAACTTCACGGGACCGCTGGGCTACATGGAGTTGCTCAAGCAGGCGATGCACGAGATGACCGGCGTCCCGGCGACGGCGCTCGGCACCCTCCAGCCGATCAGCAACACCTCGGGCGTGGCGCTGGCCCTCCAGTACCAGCCTCTGATGCTCAAGCACGAGCGCAAGAAGACGCAGTACATCCCGTTCTTCCAGCGGGTCAACGAGTTGATCATCAAGACGGCGTTCCTCTTCGAGCCCGAGTTGACGATCTACAACCCGTACCTGTCGAGCATCCAGATCCGGCCTGACCAGATGCCGCAACTGGACCCCGCGGCAGCCGTGACCTACCGGACATCGGTCGAGTGGACCTCTCCGATGCCGATGGACACGCTGATCACGATCAACGAGATCCAGGCGAAGATGGCCATGAACCTGGAGTCGCGTCGTGGAGCGCTGCGTGATCTCGGGGAGCAGTTCCCCGACCAGAAGCTGCGTGAGATCTTCGAAGAGGTGGTCGAAGACACCAAGGAGCAGGGCGCGCTCGACCTCATCCGGAGCCAGTTGGCGGCGTTCAACATGATGGCGACGGGCATGACGCCGGACGGGCAACCGCTCATGGGCCAGGACGAGGAAGGCAACCCCGTTCCTGCCCAACCACCGGTCGATCCGGCCCTCGCACAGGAGGTTCAGCAGCTTGCGTACGGGATCATGCCGCCGCAAGTGCTCGACTTCGGGTCGGACGACACGGGATGAGTCGCTTAGAGAGGTTCATAGCCACCTATGGAGACGGTGCTATGAATATGGGGTTACACGGGGCACGATGAGGGGCTACTAGCACGATGACTTTCCAGGACACCACTCAGCAGCAGCAGCCACCAGCCGTGGTCGACACCGGCAACGGCTTCTTGGTGGGGGTTGATCCGGCCCAGCCACGGCAGGCGAATGAGTGGTCCGGTCAGCAGCCTCCTCCGCAGCAGCAACCTCCCCAGCAACCGCAAGAACGCATGTTCACGGCCGAGGAAGTGGAGACGTTCCGCCAGCAGGAGAAGGACAAGCTCTACGGCCGTCTCGATGAGATGAGCACCCAGTTGAACTCGGTCCTCCAGGAGCGTGAAGCGGAGCAGGCCGAGCGGGCCCGACTGGCCGAAGAGGCCGAGGCTGCACGCAAGGAGAAGGAAGAGTCCGAGATGGACCTCCGCTCCCTCATCGACCAGCGCGACAAGGAGTGGAAGGACCGGCTGGATGCGATCGAGCAAGCATCCGCGGCCGAGCGAGCCATCTTCGACCAGGAACGTCGGCTCACGGAGTTGATGGAGTACCGTCGCGCCCGCGTCGAACAAGAGCAGGAGTGGATCCTGCCCGACCTTCGTGACTTCGTGTCAGGAAGCACCCCCGAAGAGATCGACCGATCGATCGAGATCATCAAGGAGCGATCCGAGATCATCTCGGCCAACTTCGCGGCTGCTGCCGCCCAGCAGCAACAGCCGTTCAGGGGCGGGGCCATGCCCTCTGTCCCACCCGTAGGACCACTTGAGCAACTACCGAGCTACGAATCGTTGTCGCCCGAACAGATCGAGGCGATGGATATGGACACGTACAAGCGTCACCGGACACAACTCCTACAGGCAGCGAGCCAGCAACAGCGACGGGGTCGATAGCCCCTAACTAAGGAGTACAACCATGCCAGCAGGCACCAGCCTGGGTGGCGAGCTTCCGGTCATCTCCGGTATCACCGGAACGACGCGCCTCGCCTCGGGTGGCCCCCTCAGCCAGTACACGCCCCCGGTCGGCTATGACGCCGTCGCGGGCATGGACAACACCGCGGTCGGCTACGGCACCGGGGTGACGACCGGCTCCACGATGATGGGGCCCGCCATCCAGACGATCTGGAGCAAGGAGATCCTGTTCCAGTCGATGCCGGTGCTTCGGTTCGAGCAGTTCGCCGTGAAGAAGACGGAGTTGGGCACAATGCCTGGCCTCACTGTCAACTTCATGCGCTACAACAACCTGCCGATCCCGGCCGGTCCACTGCTCGAAGGCGTCCGCATGAAGACGCACGCGATCTCGGCCAACCAGTACGCGATCACGGTTGCCGAGCAGGGCTTCGCCGTTGCGGTGTCGGAACTGCTCCTCAACGCCTCGTTCGATGACGTGATGGCCTCGGCCAGCCGCCTCCTCGGGCGCAACATGGCGCTGTACATGGACGGCCAGGCGCGCAGCACGCTCCAGCGCTCGTCCAGCGTCGTCTTCGGCTACCAGAAGCCCGCCGCCATCAACGTCGGCTACGGCATCTACGAGCCCGGCACCGTCGCCGCCAACGTGTCGGCCGTGACCGGCGCCGCGGCCACGCCCGCCAACTGGTACATCCTCCACCCGTACTCCGTGAAGGACGCCGTCGAGGTGCTCGCCACGAAGAACGTGCCGCGTCTCGGTGAGA